AACCCATTTGGTGACCATATCTACGAAGGTTCTCTATACCTCTCAAAACATGTTTGGGATTCCATTAGTGAAGTAGTTATCAAAGCTCGTGAGGCTATGTCGTGGTTACAGGAGATCGGACGGAAGATGGCAAGTAAGAACCTTCCTATAACATGGGAAACACCTTCTAAGTTTATAGTACAACAGATATACTCAAGTATGAAAGCTAAGAGGATTACAACACACATAGATAATGTACTAATAAAACCCACTATTTTAGAAGAGACAACTAAGATAGACAGGAGAAGGACAATTAATGGAGTGTCTCCCAACTTTGTACATAGTATGGATGCAACCGCACTCACACTAACTATTAATAGGTGTATAAAGGCTGGAATACATGATTACTCTGTGGTTCATGACTCATTTGGGGTACATGCACATTTTGTACCTAGATTAGCAGATTCCATTAGAAAATCATTTGTTGATATGTACTCTAAAACAGATGTACTAGAAGAATTCTATGAAAATGTGGTGGATGTTATTCCAGATCTAGAAGAGCCACCATCAAGAGGAGAACTAGATATTACAGGAGTACTGGACTCTAAATATTTCTTCTCGTAGAATATGGACATTCTTGTAATGACCATAACATTAACACACACAAAAGGAGTAAAATGGCAGGAAAATATCAAGTAACACCAGTTGGTGAGTTTGAATATCCTCACATACTGGTTGCAGATACAATGCATAAAGCAGAGGGTCTGTACCACGTAAAACTTATCTTAAAGGATAAGGAAGCAGAAGATTTTCAAGAGATGGTCGATAATGCTCACAATACTTGGAAGGAGAGGTGTCTTTCTGAGAATCCTAAAGGTGGGTGGAAGGAGTGGCTCCCATACAAGAGTAAGACTGATGAAGAAGGAATGGAAATAGGTACTATGTTCCATTTTAAACTTAAAGCATCAGGAGTAAACTCTAAAACTGGTGAGACATTCACACAGAAACCTGTAGTAGTTGGGCCAAATAAGGCTCCGATTCCTAATAATATAAAAGTAGCTAATGGATCGACTGGTAAAGTAGCTTATGAAATAGCTCCGTACCTTCATGGACAATCTTTAGGTTTACAGCTACGTCTTCGTATGGTACAAGTACTCAACCTTATTGAATATACACCTAATGTTAATGCGGATGATATATTTAATGTGGAAGAGGGGTATGACGCTATCTCAGAGGTAGATACTACCTTTGTAGACGAAGGTGAGGCTTTTGAAACTACAGAGGAAAAAGCTAGTGACTTTTAGATCTGGTCTTGAGCAACGGATAGCAGACAACTTAACAAAACAAAATTGTGCATTTGAGTATGAACTGATGTCTGTTGCTTATACCAAAATCTCTAAGTACACTCCAGACTTTGTGCTAGATAATGGGATCATAATTGAAGCAAAAGGATACTTCAGATATTTAGAACAAAAGATGCATAGGCTAATTAAAGAGCAACACCCAGAATTAGACATAAGATTTGTCTTTTCAAATATAAATGGTAAAGTCCAACGCTCTAAACTAACATGTGCTGAATGGTGTGAGAAGCATAACTTTCAATACGCACAAGAGAATATTCCTATAGAATGGATAGAACATGTCAAGAAGAAAAGAAACTAATTACATAATAATTCATTCTACTAATACGAAACCTAATATAGACTTGAGTGCAAGAGATATAGATGAAAGACACAGGAAAAGAGGACTACTTAAGATTGGTTACCATTGTATAATAAAAAGAGATGGTACTATTGAGGTAGGTAGACCTTTTAATGAGATTGGAGCACACTTACAGGAGTATGACAGTCAATCTATTGGTATTTGTATCATTGGAGGTAAGAATACTACAGGTGTGGTAGCTCCAGATTATTCTGCCCAACAGCAGAAAGCACTATATGTACTTATCAAAACCTTGACATACATGTACAAGGATGCTAAAGTTGTTGGGCATAATATGTTAGAGAAAACAGACTGTCCTTCATTCAATGTTGAAGAGTGGTGGCAGTCTAATCATCAGAATATACCAATTAATTTTAAAGCTAGGGGAATATGAAAAGTACTAAAGACTACAAAGAAGAACTAGGTTTACCGGATGGTGATGAGGTACGAGAGTTCTACGGATTTCACTATAGGGCTAGTGATGGTTGTATTGGTCTTGAAGATAATATAACCAAAAAAACACAAATATCTTTTGAGGCTCACTCATTACAAGAGGTTTTAGATAACTTCTACACATTTTTAAATACTATAGGATTCTCTTATGTCGGTGATATTACAATAGAAAGTAAAGATGGAGAGAAATGTTGGGGTACTAATGGATCACAAGCATGAAGAAAGTGAATTCATACGACACGAACCATGTCCTAAGTGTGGGTCTCGTGATAACTTAGCACGTTATAATGATGGACACGCTTACTGCTTTGGATGTGAGTATAGAGAAACTACAGGAGAAGAACAAAAAGTAGTAACAAAAAAAGGGGATAAGAATATGAATTTTATTGAGGGAGAGATAGTAAATCTTAATGCTAGAGGAATAACTGAAGACACTTGTAGAAAGTGGGACTACAGAGTTGGTGAGGTTGCAGGACAACCTGTTCAAGTTGCAAACTATAAAGATTCTAGTGGTAATCGTGTAGCACAAAAGATACGCTTTAAAAATAAAGACTTCCACGTTAGAGGTGACATAAAGGTGGCAGGATTATATGGTCAACATCTCTGGTCAGGAAAAGGTAAGAAAGCTATAGTTTGTGAAGGAGAAATTGATGCTTTATCCGTTTCTCAATCTCAAGGTAACAGGTGGCCTGTATATTCTATTCCAAGTGGGTCAGCAGGAGCCTCAAAAGCTATCCGTAAGAGCATAGAACTACTCAATGGGTATGATGAGGTCATATTCTGTTTTGATAGCGATGAGCCGGGTATTAAAGCTTCTAGAGAGTGTGCTCAAGTTTTACCACCGGGTAAAGCTAAGATAGCAAAGTTACCACTAAAAGATGCAAATGAGATGCTCAAGAGTGGGAGAGTAAAAGAGTTAGTTGATTGTATTTGGCAAGCACAAGTTTATAGACCTGATGGGATAATCAACGGTAAAGACTTATGGGACATAGTTAGTGCAGAAGATTCTATGGCATCTTGTTCCTACCCATATGAGGGAGTTAACAAAAAGACTCTTGGAATACGTAAAGGGGAGATAGTTACAATCACAGCGGGAGCAGGTATAGGTAAGTCACAAGTTTGTCGTGAGATTGCTAACCACATCTTAAATCAAGAGGAAACAATAGGTTACATAGCACTAGAAGAGTCTAATAAACGTACTGGACTTGGGTTTATGGGCTTACACCTAAATAAACCACTACATCTTGGTACAGTTGAAGTTACAGATGAGGAATTTAAAGATGCATTTGATAGTACTTTGAATACTGGTAACATCTACATGTACGATCATTGGGGTTCACTTGGTAGTGATAACCTACTATCCAAGATTAGGTATATGGTGACTGCATGTGGATGCGGATACATCATCCTAGACCACATCTCAATAGTAGTATCAGGTATTGAAGAAGGTGACGAGAGAAGAACTATTGACAACCTAATGACTAAGTTACGTGGTTTAGTAGAAGAGGTAAACTGTGGACTTTTACTTGTGTCACACCTGAAGAGACCACAAGGTAATAAAGGTCATGAAGATGGAGCACAAACTAGTATGGCCCAACTTAGAGGTTCGGCTTCCATAGGTCAACTATCTGATATTGTTATCGGTTGTGAAAGAGATCAACAAGGTGAAGACCCAGACCGTACAACAGTACGAGTGTTGAAGAATAGATGGACAGGTGAGACAGGTATAGCATGTAGTTTAGACTACAATCACGAAACAGGAAGGTTAACTGAGATTCTATATGAAGAAGATGAGTTACCGTTTGAGGACGAAAGTGAACAAGAGTGGACAGGAGAAAGTACTAATTTTTAATTGAGGGGAAGTATGACAAGTTGCGTATTTGATATTGAAACAGATGGATTGATAGAAGAGTGTACAAAAGTACATTGTTTGGTCGTATACGACATAGAAGAAGACAAGTTATTCTCTTTTGTAGGTGACGAAGTAGAGGGCGGACTATTTTTCATAAAAAATTTCAGCCGGATTATAGGTCACAACATTATATCTTTTGATCTGCCTATCCTAAAAAAGTTTTTCAAATGGGAACCAGACTCCAGTCAAGAAATTGTAGATACACTAGTTATGTCTAAACTAATCTATCCCGACAGAGCAGTAAGAGATGCAAAGAAGAACTCAATTAGCAAAGACATGTATGGTAGACACTCTCTTAAATCTTGGGGTCAAAGACTAGGACTA